ATTTTCCTGTTTTGATATCGTAAAATTTGTTTTTTTTGTAAGGTTTGTCTGGTTGCTTTGGAGCAATCATTTCTTTCCAACCTTCCAATTCCCAATGGGCAGGATCCCAAAAATCCCAGTCGTAACCACTGTCGATTTTTATATTCCTACGTCTTGCAACCTCTTTTCCGATTGCAATAAGACATGCCCATTCTTTTTTTGACAGGCTCCAAGCTTTATGGGCGACGATACAATCGACAGCCATTCCGTATTGGTGTGCACCAAAGCCAGCTTGAGCTTTGGTAAAGCCTTTTTCAAATAATTCTTGTTGGCGTTCTGCAGTACGTACAAATTCAAAAGCTCTAAGAGGTATATTCCTCTTATGACAAGCTTTTTGAAATGCTTTAAAAAATTCAACTATATCAGAGTGTGCCCCTTTATAGTCTGCTTCTTCTGAGCGCACTTTTTTCCATATTGAATGGTCTTTTGGTACTGCCAACGACCTAGCCGCATCAGCGTAACGCCGATGGACTAGCTCGTCTTTATGCCAGAACTGGATGCGATCTAAAAACCAAACCCACCTAAAGAATTTATGTGGTGGTTTCTCCTGCATCTTCTGTTTCTGCCTCTACTGTTGGTTCTGGCGTTGGTGCTGTTTCTAAATTGCGTATTGCTTCACGTAGCTGTGCACGTTCTGCTTCAAGTTCTTGATTACGTATTGCCTCGTTATGCTTCATATATTGCATCATACGATCAAATTCCGTGCTTTGATTTATTCGAGGCTCAATATTAGTATATACAGCTTCCTCAGGTTGCACGCGTGTTTGATCTAAATCTGGAAGATTTAAAAATACTGATGAACCTTTTTGTGCCTTTATTTGGCAATATGTTGTTTCATTTGCCGTGTATTGCACTTCTGTTTTTGCGTCACTTGTTCCAATTAAAATTGCATCTTGCATTTTTTTATTTGTTGCAACCCAAATTTCTATATTTGAATTTGTTGTTACTTCAAATTTAACGTGACGTGGTTTAGTTGCGACAAATTCTAATATTTCTCCTGCTTGTGCAGGAAACCATTTATTAATTTGTCCGTGTTTTATTCTATTCATTATTTTTTCCTTTTTAATAAAAATAAGCGGGGTAGGGGAGGGCTACCCCGCTATACATAACTACGCGATACGGGAGGAATCCACTTGCGAGGTTATTGTGTCATAATCACTTGATGCGTCAGCTTCGAGCAACGATGTTCCGAAGACTGTATTACCGGATACTTTTAAATCCGACATTACTGTAGCTGTGAAACTATCCGCCACTTGATCTGCAAAGATCTTTTTGTGAAGATCTTTAACCAAGTAATGACTTTCTGAAAGAGTCGGATTCAAAGTTTCACAACCCCAAATTTTTTGCCTATCCTCAGTGAATGCGTCGTTTGCAGGGCGGTAAAATTTACCTCCTACACGGACGCAATCCATTTTCCATTGATTGTTTAATGGTTGATAACCAAATGTAGAATTAGGGGTAGTATGGTTTACATCGAGTGTATCTGCCTTGACAGTTTGCACCTTCTGCGGATCCAATGTATCACGCAAACTGTTTGGCAATGTATCTGTGTCTGTTGTGTATAAAAACGGGTCTTTTGACCGTTCCCATAGCTGTTCTGGCACGACTTCCATTGTATACATAATTACAGCACCATACGGCATACGTGGTGTTGATATATTCATATCAATTGTAGCTGATCCGTTCGCAACTTTTGTATCTAAGTTTGCGCCATCAGTTGCAAAACGTTCGTTAAAATTCAACATAGTTGATTTTTTACCAATTAATATTGGTTGTGTTTGTAATAATGATGGAATTGTAATTCCTTGCATAAGTAAATCAATTACATACTGATCATCAATCCAATCATACTTACTTCTTAATTTTGCATATGCTACTGTTTTGCGTGCCTGATCTAAATCAGCCAATGACATTGTAGCATTACCGCCTGTTGATAACTCAGCATATATGTCTTCAAATAAATACATATCGCCTTCGTCAACTATTACAGTATTTTGATGTGGGGCATGTCCTGCAATTGTTGACCCATTTGCATCTGTTGCTGTACCATATAAAGCATTTTGAGCTTTAATTGGTGCTTGAAATGTTAAGCCTTGTAATGTTACTTCGCCGTCTAATAACTTAGCGTCGAAATCTGCAACAATATCATTATATCCAGTGTTTAACCAAAACGCTTCAGCTAATGTGTGGTCAAATGCGTTTCTTATTGGTAACGATTTTGAACGTGCTTTGCGTCTATGGTTAACTATTGCATTGTACGCCTCAACAGGTGTTGTATTTATATTAGTTGTTTCTATATGTATACCCATTGTTTGATAAAATACTGACATCTGATTTGCATGATTTAAATATGCAGTATCTAAACCTTTTAATACAGATGCAGATGTTGATGTTGATACAGTACTACCTGCATGATCAAACCATTTATTACTTTCAAAAAATGGTACTACGCTTCCTGCCGCACCATTTTCTTTTGCATATGATTTATTTACCTCATCAATGCTTCCGCCAAAACGTTCATAACATGCTTGTGATACTGCATGTGCATATACATTTACGGCTATACCGTTCATTGGCATTCCGTCCGCAAACATTTCAGATTGTACGTTTATACGTACACGTCCAGACTGTACTGCGTCCTCTCTATGTAACCACTCATAAGATAATGGAATTATCTTGCCTGCATCAAAGCTTGTAAGAACCCTTTTTTTAAGGCCTCTTACACTTCGCCTTTGTGCTATTGGCGTGGTTGTTAATAATTCAGTCATTCTCATTTTTTGTTTCTCCTTAAAATGATTTGCTTAATAATTTTTCGTATTTTTTTGCACTTTTTACACATTATTTTTTCTTATATGTGTCGTCATACATATTGTATTCGTATTCATGTGGTGGAAGAGTGCTTGTTTTTATATTTGGTTTTTTTGGTAACCAACTTTGTAAATTGTCGCCAATTTCATTTGCTTTTTTTGTATACCAATCACCCATTTGCTCTTTTAAGAAATTCATAATTTCTTTTTGTGTAGGAACTTTTCCGTCAAATGTTTCATATAAATTTGTTAATGATTTTTTTACTGCAGGTGGGACACCCTCTAAACCATCTACAAATACTTGAAACTCTATTCCACGTTGATATGACGCTTGTATACCTTGTACAAACATAGAACCCATTAATTCACTCATACGAGTTTCCATTAATTCAGGGTTTATTGTC